TGGGTCGGATCGCCGGGGCTCAGCCGATCCATGATCTCGCGCATATAGGGCGTGCGGTCCGTGCGATAACGCCCCGGCTCGGCGCTTGCGCGGGTTCCCAGCCGGCGATGGCGATCCGCCCATTGCGAAACCGTCAGGTCGGGATCGGGCCGGATGCCGCTCCGCCAGGCCCGAAGAATCCCCTCCGCCCCGTCGAATTCCTCCGCTCCGTCATCCGAGCCTCGGCCGGACCTCGGCGAGGCTGTCGAGTTGGGCGCGGACATGGGTTTCGAGCAGTCTCTGGATCAGCGCGGTCGTGACCGCAGTTTGTGCATCTGCGTTTCCGGCATCCGCAGCCTGTGCGAGCGCCAATGCCAGTTCGGCGGCCATCGCTGCCGCCACCCGCGCCGGCCAGTTGACCCAGGCGTCGCGCTCCTCGCGCGCGAGCCGGAACACAAGCGTTTCCGCTCGGGCCCGATCGACGAGCTCACCCTTGAGCTTCTGGAGCCGGATGCGCCGCTCCTGCGCCTTCAGCACCTCATGCGCCGTCTTCGCTTGCAGGAAGGTGGTGCCGCCGCCGGTCGTGGGCGCGGCCAGCCCCTGTTCGCGCAGCGTGTCGCCGACGGCGGAGACGGCCGCCTCGGGCACAGGCTTCAGCCTCTGCTGTTTCGGCGCCTTCCTGGTCTTCGACGGGTCGGTCGCCTCGGCTCTGAGCCGGTCGGACGCCTCCGCGTCGATGCTGCCATCCTCGTGCAGCGCCAGCCGGCCGGCGGCCTTCGCCTTCTGGATCGCGCCCCGTGACAGGCCGACGCGGGCGGCATACTGGCGCTCGCTCATGCCCTGCATCGGCGGCATCGATTGTTATTCAAAATCAAGTTCTTATCCGGTTGATAAGCGGGGTGCCTGGAGCGAACCTCCATCCCACAAGTACGACGCAACTCACCCGGAGCCAGCCATGACCCCCCTGAACCCCGAGACCACACCCCGCCACGAACTCCGCGCCGAGAAAGCCCGGTGCAACCGCGATGCCGCGCTCGGTGCCTTCGTGTCGCGCAAGGCCGAGATCGACGAGATGCTCGCGCGGCTGCAGGCGCTCAGCGACGACCATTTCAATGTCAGCCCCGACGAGGTGAACTGGGGCCATGTCGGCAGTCTCGGCCATATCGCCGAGCGGCTGCGCGACATTTGCGCATTCGCCTTCGGCGAGGATGCGCCCACCGAGTGATCTCCGGCCCAGCCGGAACTCCCGCCGCGCGTCCTGCGCGGCTCGGGGTCGTGGAAGGGTCGCGACGGTCGCGGCCCCGATGAAGGAGACCCCGGATGACCAGACTTTCCGACACCCAGCTCGTGATCCTCGGCGCCGCCGCGCAGCGCGAGGACCGCAACGTCCTGCCGCTGCCCGGCAGCTTGCGCGGAGGTGCGGCGCAGGAAGTGATCGGCGCGCTCATGAAGCGCGGGCTGATCGCCGAAACCGTGACCGACCAACGCGCGAAGGCCGATCCTGCGCTCAACCGGATCTGGCGCAACGGCGAGGACGGCTGCGCCATCCTCCTGCACATCACCGATGCTGGCCTTGCCGCCATCGGAATCGAGCCGGAGGGCGGCGACAGCGCGCCCGTGGGCGCCGACGAAGCGCCGAGTGCGGAGGCCCCGCAGGACGCTCCCGCTGCGGCCGACCGCGCACCCAAGGCGCGCACGCCGCGCGCAGGCACGAAGCAGGCCAAGCTGATCGAGATGCTCCGCGCCGAGGGCGGCGCCACCATCGACGAGATCGTTGCTGAAACGGGGTGGCAAGCTCACACCGTCCGCGGCGCCATGTCCGGCGCGCTGAAGAAGAAGCTCGGGCTGACCATCACCTCCGAGAAGGACGAACAGCGCGGACGAGTCTATCGCATCGCCCGCGACTGACGTCCCGCACTTCGAAATCTCGCTGCCGCCGCCCAATGTCGGGCGGCGGTTCTTTATTGCGCGCCCCGGATCCGGATCGCCTCGAACAGGCGCCTCAGCAGGTAGCCGCGCGCAAGCGAGACGCCGACGAAGGCGAGGCCGATGGTCAGATGCTCCGCGAGACCCGTCTCGATCCCGAACCACGGGAACACGACGCTCTGCGTGGCGATGGCCAGAACGTAGCCGACCACGACGTTCGTTGCCGCCTCGACCAGCGACATCGCGCGGCTCTGCTTCATCGCAGACTCTCCAGAAACGCTGTCACGAACTCCGCCGCGAGCGGCGGCACGATCGCATTGCCATAGCCCCGCAGGAGCCCCATGCGGCCGGGTATCCCATCAGCCAGCGGGAATGTTCCGGGCTCAACGGGCCTCCACTTCCCATCCCGGCAGAGGAGCCAATCCGGATCTCGCCAGACGCCGTCCGTCGCATCGGTCCCGGCGGGGTCGGCGCTTTCGACCAGTCCACCAGCTTCACTGTCCTGCGGCTTGCATCCGTGTTGCCCGCCGCGTTGTACGCTGCCGTCGCGGGCGAGCCCGCCATTGCCGTCGGCCAGCCCGCCAGCCAGACCTGCCGGCCGAGCAGCGCGTTGATCGGGACGGACCGGCATTCCGATCCGTCCTTGTGATCCCGCGCCGAGGCTGTCGCCCAGCCCGCCCGGTTCCAGAGCGACGGCGCCGAAAAACAGGCGCTGCCGGATGTGCGGCGCGCCGATGCCCGCAGCCGGCAGATCGGCCGCCGCGACGGCGTAAGATGCCGCTTCCAGGTCAGCCGCCAGAGCGTCGAACCACGCCCAGCCAGCCTTGCCTTCAGTCGCCGCTCGACCAGCCTTGCCAACCTTTCCGAGCACCGCCGCGCTTGCGACCTGCTCGCCGAAGACGAGCTTCGGTCGGCAGGCGGCGACGAGGCGCAGGAATGCCGGGGCGAGATGGCGGTCATCGTCCTGTCCCTTGCGCTGTCCAGCCTGGCTGAATGGCTGGCAGGGCGGCGAGCCGGTCCAGACGGACAGATCCTCGGCCGCGCCGGCGAGGCGCAGCGCATAGGGCCAGCCGCCGATCCCGGCGAAGAAATGACATTGCGTGAAGCCGTGCAGGTCCGCGGGCTCCACCTCGAGGATGGACCGGTCGTCCACCACACCGTTCGGCAGCAGCCCGGCCGCGATCAGCTCCCGCAGCCAGGCGCAGGCCGCGGGATCGGCATCGTTGTAGTAGACGGCCATCAGGCAGCGGCATCGGCCCCAGTGGCGGCGGTAGCGCCCAGCCGCTCGGCTCTCACCTCGGCGAAGGTTCGACCATCAGCATCCAGGATCGCTTCCTTGCCGGTCCCGGCCTGCCAGCGCTCCACGGCGACATCGACGTAAGCCGGGCTGATCTCCATGGCGTAGACGCGGCGGCCGTTGGCTTCGCCGGCCATGATCTGCGAACCCGAGCCCGAGAACGGCTCGTAGCAAAGGCCGCCGCGCGCGACGTGCTGGCGCATCGGAATGCCGAACGCGTCGAGCGGTTTCGGCGTCGGATGGTCGGGTCGCTCGTCCTTGGCGAAGGACGGCATCTCCCAGGTTGAGGGCAGCGTTTCCTCGGCCACCTTCGGCGGGCGGTGCGGACGCCGCCAGCCCATGAAGCAGGGCTCGTGCTTCCAGAGGTAATGCGAGCGGGTCAGAACCCCGCGGTCCTTCACCCAGATGATCTGCTGGTGCACGAAGGCCCCGGCCTTCTCCCAGCAGGCCTCCAGCATCGCCTGACGGCGCGAGGCGTGCCAGCAATACCAGGCCGCATCCTCGGTGATCGCTTCGGCGACAGCGGCGGCGATGAAGCCGTCGTAAAGCTCGGCGCCTTGGCTGCTGTCGTCCCAGGTCGTGCCGTAGGAGGCGGACCAGTCCTTGTTCCGCGTCGGGTGGTTCGAGCCGTCGTAATCGACGAGATACGGCGGATCGGTCGCGAACAGGACCGCGCGTTCGCCATTCATCAGGCGGCGCACGTCGTCGTGGTTTGTGCTGTCGCCGCACAGCAGGAGATGGTCGCCGAGGATCCAGAGGTCGCCTGTCCGCGACACCGGGTTGCGCGGCGGCTCGGGGATGGTCACCGGCGGCACCGAGCCCCCGGCGCCACCTTCTTCTTCACCGCCACCGTCCAGATCGAAAGCCAGCAGCTTGTCGAGTTCGCCATCAGAGAAACCGACCAGCGACAGGTCGTAGTCCTCGGCGAGCAGGTCCTGCAGTTCCGCCGACAGCAGCGCGTCATCCCACGGGGATTCAGTCAGCCGGTTGTCCGCGATGCGATAAGCCCGGCGCTGCGCCTCGGTCAGGTGCCCGAGCACGATCACCGGCGCTTCGGTCAGTCCCAGTTGCGTCGCGGCCAGCACGCGGCCGTGACCAGCGATCAGCTCGCCGTCCTCGCTCACGAGGCAGGGGACGGTCCAGCCGAACTCGGCCATGCTGGCGGCGATCTTGGCGACCTGGTCGGCCCCGTGCATCTTCGCGTTCTTGGCGTAGGGCTGGAGCTTGGCCAGAGGCCAGGTCTCGATCCGCTCGGGGGCGAAGCTCAGCGTCATGGGCGGTGTTCCGTGAGTGGTGGCGGATTCCGGCGGGGCGGAGTCCACCGGCTTGCCCGCTGGACTCCGGCATCCACGGGGTATCCACCCCGCTTGTCCGGTCATGTCTTTGATGTTACGACGATTTTACGGCGCCGGGGTGGATCCGGATTCCGGGTGGCTTCCCAAAAATCCGGCCCTGTCGCTGGCGAAATCCCGCGCCAAGCCCGCCAGCATACGATCTCGGCCCAGAAGGAACCGTGGCCTTGGCTGGGTGGCCTTCCGGCGCACCGATCGAACTTACCCCTCACATACCGGCGGGATCGCAAAAGTGTCTGGAAAAAAAATACGCTCGGCTTCAGAACGCTCACAGCGCCGGGTCGTCGGCGCGTGCGAGGTCGATGACCTGCTGCATGGACAGCCGTGGATTGAGGCGGCGGTTGTTCAGCCGGTGCGCGATCAGACACAGGGCATAGACCCAGTGTTGATGGGCGGAGGCGCGCTGAAGGCCGACCGCGCGGCAGACCTCGCGCCAGCGATAGCCGTAGGCACGCAGCCAGACGATCTTGCCGTCGACGGGGTCGAGGCCCACCGTCCAGGACAGCGTCTCCTCCATCCGGCTGATCGCCTGCGGCGAGGGCAGCACGCGCATCCGTTTCGGCTCCTGGCCCACCTTGTCGGCAAAGCTGTGAATGATCTCGGGCCAAGTGCTGAAATACCCCCGAAGTCGTGGTTCCGGCAGCCGCTTGAGCACGAAGGCCGCCTCGGAAAGGCGGGCCTCGACAAGGGAGGGTGTCCATCTATCCATGACGCCCTCCGTCATCGGCGGCGCGCGGCCCGTAGAGGCGGTCGCCCAGTTGGCGCACAAGCTCTCGCTCCGGCCAGGTCAGCCGCTCGTCGTCGACGGACACCGCCAGAATGCCCTGTTCGCGCCAGCCGTCGCGCTTGACCTGTTCGGGATCGCGGCGGCGCCCGCCATAGCCCGGAGGCGTAAAGCGCATGGTCTTCATCGTCTCGCCTCCGACATCAGCGCCGCGTAGCCGATCACGTCCACAAGGCTGTCGCGATGCGCGGGGTCATGCGCGAGCCGCGCCAGTTTCAGGTCGATCATGCAGAGCGCCACCTGCGCGGGACTGATGGGCACGCCCAGCGTGAGGGACCAGCGCGCCGCGATGGCGCGCAGGGCATCCGTCGCCGGCCCGTAGGTCTCGGCGCGGGCTTCGAGCACATGGGCGGCTTCCTCGAGGATCGCGGGACGGATCATGCCATGCCTCCCTTCGTCTCGATGGCCCAGAGCAGCAGCGCGATGGCATCGGCCTCGTTGTCGTCGGCGGGGTCGAAGCCCCGGGCGCGAACCGCGTCGATCATCGCCTGCTTCGCCGCATTGCCCTTGCCGGTGGCGTGGCGCTTGATGGTGCCCACCGGAACGCCCTCGTAAGGCACGCCGCGCAGCTCGGCCCATGCGGTCAGCGTGGCCATGAGCCCACCGTAGACATGGGCCGCATCGGTGCCGGCGTGGCGACGAACTTCCTCGAACCAGATGGTGGAGATGGGCCCCGACATCCGGTCGATCTCAGTCAGCCAGTTGGTGAAGCGCAGATACCGCATGCCGCCGCCGTCGAAACGGCTCGGCCGGAACGAGACCGTGCCGCTGGTGATCAGCCCGTCATGCCCGTGCAGCGCCCAGCCGGTCGTGGTGCCGAGATCGAGCGCAAGCACCGTGTCGGGGAGTACGTCTCCATTCGTGGCCTTCGCTTCGGTGGCGGTTGTGGCGGATGTGGCGGGTTGTTCGGTAAACCTCTCACGGGCGCGCGTGTGCGCACGCGTGACGGTTATATGGTCATAACCCGCCACATCCGCCATTTCCCTTGTTTTACTGGTCATTGTAGTCCCCCTCGAACAGGTCGGTCTTGTTGTCCTTCACGGCGATCCCGCGAAATCCGCGCACCGTGCTGGTCTTGAATTTTTCGAAGCCGCGGGCACTCAGGGTCTCGGAGAACCGCTTCATCGAGCCGGCGTACTCCCCGTTCGCCTCGGCCCAGTTCTTCCAGCTGTTGAAAAGCTCGGTCGATCCGGACTCGTAAGAAGGGCTGCCGACATCGCAGCACTCCTCAATCCAGCGACCGAGCGCGTCCTCGGCCTCGAAGTAATCCTCGGTCGCGGCCATCACGGCCTCGGGCGGACGCAGCCCGGTTTCCTGCCACTCGAGGCAGCCCTGGAGCGCCCAGGCGAGGATGCCGTCACGCTCGGCCAGAAGCCGGTCGGACAGGCGGCGGTCGCGTTTGGCCGGCGGGATGGTGACCGTGAAGGGCACCATGTGCAGCCGTCGCTTCATCGCCTCGTCCACGTTGCGGATGGACGGCTTGTGGTTGCCGACGATCAGCAGCTTGAACTGCGGGATGAACTCGAAGAAGTCCTGCCGCATGAAGCGGGCGGTGATCTTGTCGCCCCCGGTGAGCGCCTTGAGCTTGCTTTCCGCCCAGCGGCTTCCCTGTTCGGTTTCGATGGAGGTCACGATCCGCGCGCCGCGGAGCCCCGCCATGTCGGTGGGGTGCCTGTCGCCATGGGTGGCCATGAACATGTCCATGGCCGCGACGGTGGCGTAATCGCCCATGATCGCGGTCAGCGTGTTGGCAAAGACCGATTTGCCGTTGGCGCCGGTGCCGTAAAGGAAAAAGAGCGCATGCTCGGTGGTCACGCCGGTCAGGCAGTAACCGGCCATCCGGCGCAGATAGGCCTGAAGCTCTGCGTCACCGCCCGTGACCGTGTGAAGGAACGCCTCCCATGTCGGACAGGCGCCCTTCGAGGCCGCACCCGCGATCTTGGTCATGAAGAGCTGCGGATCGTGGGCGGATAGCGCGCCGGTGCGAAGGTCGATCACGCCGTCGCCGGTGTTCAGAAGCCAGGGGTCGCGGTCCCAGATCTCGGTCGTGCTGGCATGCCTGCGATCGCTGCGGGCAAGCCGCTCGACGGCGGCCACCGTCGCCGCCGAGGAGAGCTTGGTGCGAATGCGCCCAGACGGCGCGCGCACCGCCGCCTCGCGGCAGACCTGGCGCGCAAGATCGAAGGCCTGCAACGTGTCCTCGCGCCGCCAGACCGCCCCGGTCCAGGTGAGCCACTGGCCCCATCCGGCCACGTAACGCCAGCGATCGGCGTGCCGTTCGGCAAAGCGCGCCGCCAGCGCGTCCTCGCTGAAACGCACGGGCGTCGGGCCATCATTGTCACCGCCACCGCCATCGGTGCCTTCAGGAAGATCATCGTCGAAGGCCCCATTGCGCTCGAGATCGCGCTGCCACAGACGCTCGGCTTCGCGTTTCAGCCTGTCCTCCGGCCAGGGCGGATCGATGCGGGCGAGATTGTAGGCCTTGATCTCGTCCCAGGCCTCGCCCGGCGTGACATGCCCCTCGCGGCAGCGACGGATCCAGTAGCCGATGACGCGCGACAGCGCATCGAAGCGGGTCGTGCCGTCAACGCCGCCTTCGCGAACGGGGCGCCCGAACAGTTCCGGAACCGTGTCGCCTCCACGACCTGCGCCGTTGAAATCGAGCGTGTCATCCGAAAGCCCCTCCATCGGCGGCATCGCCAGGATAGCCTCGGTGAGCTCGCCAAGGTCGTGATCAATCTCGGCGTGACCGACGATCTCGACGAGCCGCCGACTGCCGCCCTTGGCGTGGATGCTGCCCGCGACCCGGATCGGCTGATGGGCGGATTTGAAGGCCGGATCGCCGCCGACCTTCGCGGCAATCGTCTGCCGCAGCCGGCAAACGCGGGCGATGTCCTCGCCTTCCGCCGGCTCGGTCAGGCGCCAGTAGAGATGCAGCTTGCTCTGACCCTCCGCCGTCACGCCGCCCGAGGCGACGACCAGCGTGGGCCGTCCCACATGGTGTTCGAGATGGGCGCGTTTCGCTGCGATGTCGCCATGGTCGAGATCGACCAGCACGACCTGCGTCTGCACGATGTGCTCGGCGCGGGCATCGCCGGGTTTTTCGACCGTGCCTGGCACGACGAAGAGCGCCATGCCCGCGCCCGCCGCCCAGTCCGCCTGACGCGCGAGCATTTCGGCGAGCGTGTCGTCGGCGGGCAGGAACGGCGTGTGCGGGGGGGCGTCCGCCGCGCCCTTTTCTGCCAGCGCCCGCACCGGCACCAGATGCTCGCAATAGCCGAACACCGCGCTTGCGTAGGTCGCGATCATGTCGCGATCGGGAACGGGTGTCGTGTCGGGGGTGTTCAGTGGCGCGTCCGTCATGCCCAGCACCTCTCTTTCCAGGCGCAGAAGCGGCATTCGAAATGCTCGGTATCCTCCGTGTGCCGGGGCAGCAGTTCGCCCGCGTCGCAGGCGCGCAGGATGCGGACCGCCTTGTCGCTGGCGGCCTGCGCCCGTTCGGCATCGAACGGAACCAGCTCGTGCCAGATCTCGCAGCTGTCCTTGTTGATCGCGGTAAAGAGCGCCGGCGCCTCGGTGAGCCCGAGATAGGCCTGGTAGAGCGCGATCTGCGCCGCATAGATCGGCTTGGCCTTGACCACGCCGCGCCTGCCGATCTCGCGCCAGTTCTTCGCGTTGGCCGACTTGCACTCCCAGAGCGCCGGAACTGCCATGCCGTTCAGCGCCGCCACGATGACGCCATCGGCATGCCCCTGCAGGCGGCCGCCCGCAGCGGAGAAGCCGAACTGTTCGCCATGGCGGTTGCGCGTTCTGAGATCGAAGCCGGCCTTGCGCAGCCAGTCGATGGCCAGATCCTCGAGTACATGACCAAGCGCGAAGATGCGCAAGGAGCGCCCGGTGAAGTCCGCGCCGTCGTCCTTCGCCACCTTGAGGTATTCGTATTGAAGCCGCCGCTGGCAGGCATCGCCCAGCCGGCTGCCCCCGAGATAGTCGCGCGCAGGTCGGCCCGCATTCTCGGCTGTCAGGGCGGCGTCGATGAGGGCGTTCACCGCATCCGCGAAATCGGGCTTCTTCTCCCGATGGTTGAAGTCCAGAAGCGCCGCCATCAGAACGGAACCTCCAGGTCGGTCTTCGGCGTCGAGGCGGCCATGGCCTCCTGAAAGCCGTCGATGGCGGCCTCGGCGAGCGCCTGGGCCTGCTCGGCCGAAAGTTCGTTGAAACGGGTCGCCCAGCCGATCTCGGCCATCAGCTCGCCCATGAATTTCATGGCGGTTTGAAGCGCTTGCCGCTCGCGCGCGTCCGGATCAATCATGAAACGCCTCCCGCGATGCGCGCGAGACGGGTGAGAAACGAGGGGATGGGATCGCGCCGGGCGCGATCGAAAACTGCGATCATGGGGAAAAGCTCCAGCTGCCTTTCCTCACATACCGGCGCGGCTCTCGGCCTGTCGGATGGCTCATCAAGAACATTTCGTGAACAAACGCTTGAATGAACGGGGTTCCGTCGATAGCCTGAACTCCCCCCGATTCATCCTGGAGCGGAGTCGCGCATGGCATCATTCAATCCAAAAGTATTCATCCGGCCGGACGGCTTGAAACGGATTGCAAACGTTCACCTGATCAATCTTCTCAACCCGTGGCGGGAATACTTTGCGCGGCGCAAATTTACCTTCCCGACCGATCCCGAGGACGAGTTCCCGCACAACGATCTGGCGAAGGTTCTTCTGACCTACGATCCCGGCATGCCGACGGAGCTGATGAACGGTCTCTATTACATCGACGAGGCCGCGTCGGACGAAACCCTCGAGTGGCTGCTCGAGCGCGCCGCCGAGGAGGGGATCGCAATTGCGCCCGCCGAAAAGTCCACGACTGCCGATGTAGCCGTGCAGATCCACCTCGCACGGCCCAGCGTTCTGGAGGCCAGGACGGTCCGGGCCATCGCCTTCAACAAGTCGGCGTTTCAGTATTATCCAGGCAGGCACGGCGACAAGAACGACCTTCCGGAGGTGACGGAAGCGCATCTTGCTCAGATGGCCGAAATCATGAACCCGTGGTTCGACGAACGCCGCAAGGGCCAGGGCGTGCGGGCCTTCGTTTTCAGCCGTGAACGGAAATTCTGGCTGGTCATCCGGCACGGGAAGGCCGCGGTTCGGGAAGGCAAGCACGAGGAAGACGGGGAATCCGGCGCCGCCTTCTACCGGCCGCAAAAGCACGACGTTGTCATCTACGATGCGATGTTGGACCTGCTCGGGATCAACGCAGAGACCAAGGGCGAGCGCGATCTCTACCGCAAAACGATCGGCCAATTGGTCTTCGGCAGGTCCAACTACTTCGGCGAAGGGGATGTTTTCACCCTTGCACCCATCAGGACGGTCGGGCCCGACATACTGAAATGCGGCGATATCGAAGGCGTGACGCGCGTCCGCCTGCTAGAAGTCGTGTGCGTGATTCCGGGTGATCCCCCGCAAATCGACATTCGGCGCTCATCTCACCTCTACCGGTCTCTCGGAACGCGATGGCAGGATGCACTGTCGCGTGGAAAGATCACTTCTGCCAAGTTCGGCTTCCTGTTTGACGATTCGAGTCGCGAGCGCGGCGTTCACATCCGCCTCGACTCGGCGCGCTACGACCGGGATTCGGACGCAGAACAGGTCGAGGCCTGGTTGCGTGAGCGGGGGTTCTTCAACATCAATCGAGAAACGGATGTCATCGATGAGGACGAGCCGGTTCTGGCAGGCGCTTGAGACGCTTGGCGGTGCGGCTCCGCAATGCGACTGGGTACGACAACTCGGCGCCGACTGGGCCATCGCAGGGGCGCTGTTGCAACGAACCGGTGATTTGGCCGAGAACCTTGTGTGTCCCCGATCGAGCGAAAACGGCTGCCTTCGCAACCTTGTTGCGTTGCCAGACGGCAGGTTCCGTGCGGATTGCGGCGATGTTCCGCAGCGTTGCGATACCCTCCGTCTCGAAAAGGATGACGTTCGGATTCTCGTGCTTCACCGTGGCAAGCTCGCCTCCGCTCTGATCCGCGCCTTTGGCCTGCAAGACGCGACCGCGGCAACTGTTCCCAAGCACGTACTCACGCTCGGACGCTACGATGTTCGGGCGGGCGTCGGGTTCGCCATATTCCTCGGGCTCGCCGAAAACGGGAATCCCCTGGCCTTCACCGATCTGGCGCCTGTATTTCGAACGCCCGGCCCAAAGGCGGTACTGATCCCTTATGCTTCGGTCATTGATGCTGACCTGACTACGAGGCTGACCGTCGAGGGCGCACGCATCTTCCTGCTCGACGATGTCGTGGTATGGGACCCGCGAACCACGCTCGCACCTCGATTCGATCTCAGTACGATCTTTCACGATCTCATCGTGAAGCTTCCGGGCTCCGACGATGATGCATCGAGGCCGCCTGCGCTGGCGTTGCCGCCCGGGACGACCTGGTCGTCGATCCGGATCGCATTCGAGAATGACGAGCTCTTCAATCTGAGCGGGCCGGGCGTTCATCGCGCCGTTGCGCCCGCCGATATCGGTATGGCGGACAAGCGTACGGGCAAGGCACGACTCCCGTGGGAGTGGCTGCGCCATTTCGCGCTTCACGGCGGCCGTATCCCCGTGGGCAACAGTAGCGCCCAGAAGCACAAGCAATTCGTGAGCGAACATCTCACTGCCTTCACCGGGATCGCCGAGGACCCCATCGGCGACGATGCCGGGCACTATGTCGCGAAGTTTGCCATCGATGGCAGCGGGTTGAAGCAGGGCGTCGCGGGCATCTCCCGACGAAATTTCGCCGGGCACCGCTGAGAAAATCTCAAAAAATCTGCGCCATGAAACCGCCGGGGAGCAAGGCTCGCCGGCGGTTTTTCATCGCAAGGAAGCCGCTCCAACCGCCGTCCCAGCGAAATTTCGCCGGAGCCGGGTACTCGGGCCGCGTGCCCGTCCACCTGGACGAAGGCGAAAACCATGGAGCAGCTTCAACAGCTTACCGATCCCACCACCCGCATTTCCCGCAATATCCGCATCCGCGCCGCGCGCCTGGCACGCTCGGGCGCCGTGCCGGGGCTCGATGCCGAGGACATCGAGCAGGAACTGCGCCTCGATCTCATCAGGCGCGCGAAGAACTTCGATCCGGCGAAGTCTTCCTTCGACACATTCGCCGATCGCATCGTCGCCAACCGCGTGGCCACGCTTGCGAGCGCGACCGCCGCGATGCGCGCCGAACGGGCCATGCTCTGCATCGACGCGCCGGTCGGCGATGACGATGGGGGCCTGACCCTCTCCGACGTCCTGCCCGAAGCCGCGGCGCTCGATCCGGTCGACGAGTTTTTGATCGCCCATGGCCCCGGCCTGCGCGGCGACGTGGGCAGGCTCCTGGCCGCGCTCTGCCCGGCGACGCGGCAGGTCGCGATGGCCGTCAGCCAGCTCAGCATCTCCGAGGCGGCGCGCGCGCTCGGTGTGCATCGCAGCACCATCTACGAGCGGCTGGGAAGGATCCGCGCGATCGCCACGGAGATGGGCCTCGACGGGTATTTCGAGGCGGCCCCGACAGTTGCGGCCCCGCGCCGGTAAGTGAGGGCAAGCACTCAAGCCAATTCATGCCGGGCCTTCGGGGGAATGAAAGACCCTCAGGGAAACACCCCGACCGCGAGCTCCAGGGCGGCGTCGGGCCCGGCAGCCGACACCTTACGGACGATCCCTGGGCAAGACGAAAAGGAGCAGCAGATGTTCAAATCCCCCCTCACAAAACTCCGCCAGTCGCACTGGTCGGCGTCATTTCCCGATACCATCGCGATCCCTCCGTTGGCGGAACGCGCCGCGCGCACCCGTCCGGTGGACCGCGCAAGCGTCGACGACATTGCCTTTGCCCTCGTCGCGCTCGAGGAAGAACGCCGCGGCCTCGGCCAGACCATCATGGCGCTGGAGGACGTGCTGCGCATGGCGCGGCGTCAGGGCGCCAAGGGTAGCGACAACGCCGTCGCGGCCGCCGCCCGCGATCTGGAGGCGCGCAAATGAGCGCGCCCTTCCAACCCGCCCCGCTGAAGATCATCACCGCCGACGAACGCCTGCGCGAGACGCGCGGCATCAAGGGGGTGCTGACCGGTATCTCCGGCATCGGCAAGACCAGCCAGCTCTGGACGCTCGATGCCGAGCGCACCCTGTTCGTCAATCTCGAGGCCGGCGAACTCGCCGTTCAGGGCTGGCCCGGCGACGAAATCCGGGTCCGCGACTGGGAGCGCGCCCGCGATCTCGCCTGCTGGATCGGCGGCCCAAACCCGGCGATGCGCGAGGATCAGCCCTACAGCCAGCACGACTACGACCGCGTCTGCGCCGCCTTCGGCGATCCCTCCCTGCTCGACAAGTACGACACGATCTTCGTCGACTCGATCTCCGTCGCCTCGCGCATCTGCATGCAATGGTGCAAGGGGCAGCCGCAGGCGCACTCGGACCGCAGCGGCAAGCTCGACCTGCGAGGCGCCTACGGGCTTTTGGGCCAGGAAATGATCGGCTGGCTTACGCATCTGCAGCACACGCCGCGCAAGAACATCTGGCTCGTGGGCCTGCTCGACCGGAAGATCGACGACTTCGGCAAGCCGTATTTCGCGATGCAGATCGAAGGCTCGAAAACCGGCCTCGAACTGCCCGGCATCGTCGACGAGGTCATCACCCTTGCCGAAATCCGCCCCCAGGAAGGTGAACCGTTCCGCGCCTTCGTCTGCACCACGATCAACGATTTCGGCTTTCCGGCGAAAGACCGCAGCGGCCGGCTCTCGATGATCGAGCAGGCCCATCTCGGCCGCCTGATGGCGAAGATTCGTGCGGGCTCCGGCGCGCAGGCGAGCGCCGATCTCGACTTCGATCTGCCGCAGCAGCCGGCCCAGACCAATCCCACGACGAAAGGAGCCTGACCCATGGCGGACAACATGGATTTCAACGGCGCCGAGGCCCAGGACGCCGCATTCGACCTGATCCCGGCGAACACCCTCGTCAAGGTGACGCTGACCATTCGCCCCGGCGGCGCCGGCCCCGAGGGCTGGCTCACCCAGAGCCGCACCAGTTCTGCGCTCTATCTCAACACCGCAGCCGTCGTGCTCGAAGGCCCGCATGCGCGGCGGCGCATCTACACGCGCATCGGCTTCAAGGGAAAGAGCGTCAACGAGCGCGGCGAGGACACCTATGCCAACCGTGGCCGGGCGCTGATCCGCGGCATTCTGGAATCGGCGCGCGGCATCAAGGCCAGCGATCAGTCCGAGGCGGCCCGGGCGGCGCGCATGATCCGCAGCCTCGGCGATCTCAACGGGCTCGATTTCGTGGCCCGGGTCGGCGTCGAGAAGGACCGCAACAACCCCGACGATGCCGGGCGCAACGTGATCAAGGCGGCGATCGGCCCCGAGCACGCGCAATATTCCGCCGTCATGGGGGCCGCGCCCTCGGCCGGCATGGCGGTGCCGCCCGCGCCGCAGACGCCCCCGGCGCCGTCCGCTCCCGCGGCGCCTTCCGCCAGCGGCGCACCCTTCTGGGCGCGCTGAGGGAGGCCGCCATGATCCCTCGCGACTATCAGCGGGCGGCGGTCGACGCCGCCCATGACCGCACGGCCGAACATGGCAATACCATGCTCGTGCTGCCGACCGGAGCCGGCAAGACGGCCATCGCCGGCTTCTATCTCGGCGAACAGGCCGAGCGGGACCGCGATGCCAGGGTGCTCGTGCTGCAGCACACCGATGAGCTCATCGAACAGAACCGCTCGGCGATCAGCCAGATCTCGGGCCTCGACACGTCGGTGGTGAAGGCGGAGCGGGATTGCTGGGACAGCCAGGTGATCTTCGGCAGCGTGCAGACGCTCGCCCGGGAACACCGCCGTGCCTCCATGCCCAAGCTGAGCCATCTGGTGATCGACGAATGCCACCGCGCGGCCGCCGCGAGCTACCAGGCCATCCTCGCCCATGCGCGCGACGCCAATCCGGACCTGAAGCTTCTCGGCCTCTCCGCCACGCCCGGCCGCGGCGATGGCCGAAGCCTGCGGAAGACCTTCAGCAATGTCGGCTATCACCTGCGGATCGGCACGCTCATCGCGCGTGGCCTGCTGGTCCCGCCCCGGACCTTCACCATCGACCTCGGGATCGAGGACGAGTTGTCCGGCATCGACAGCACCGCCGGCGATTTCGACATGCGCCAGGCGGACAAGGTGCTCAATCGCGCCGTGCTCACCGAGGCCGTGGTCGAGCACTGGACGGACAAGGCCGCCGACCGGCGCACGATCTTCTTCTGCGCGACCGTGGACCATGCCCAAGCGGTGACCGAAGCGTTTCGGGCCGCCGGCGTTTCGGCGGAGACGATCACGGGAGACATGCCGGCGCGGGCGCGCGCGGACCTCATCGCCCGCTTCGACCGGGGCGAGGTTCGGGTGCTCACCAACTGCATGGTGCTGACGGAAGGCTTCGACAGCCAGCCCGTGGGCTGCATCGGTATCTTGCGCCCCATGCTGCACAAGGGCACCTTCATTCAGGCGGTCGGACGCGGGTTGCGCCGGGTCGATCCCGAACGCTTCCCCGGCATCGTCAAGACCGACTGCATCGTGCTGGATTTCGCGGGCGCGGCGCTCCGCCATGGCACGCTCGAGCAGGAGATCGACCTCGACGAGGACGAGACACCGACCGGCGAGCGCCCGTGGAAGACCTGCCCGTCCTGCGAGGCAGAGCTGCCGCTTGGCGCCTCCATCTGCGATCTCTGCGGCCACGTCTTCACTCGCGAGATCGGCGAGAAACGTCTGCTGACCACCTTCGAGATGACCGAGATCGACCTTCTCGATCGCTCTCCCTTCTTCTGGTGTGACCTTCATGGCGACGGCCAGGCTCTGATGGCCAGCGGTTTCCAGGGCTGGGCCGGCGTGTTCCACGATGGCACGCTCTGGCACGCGCTCGGCCGGCCCAGGGGCCAGGCGATCCGCCCCCTTGCGGTGGGCACGCGGGTGCAGGCACTGGCCGCGGCCGACGATTTCCTGCGCATGACCGAGACCTCAAGTGCCGCCGCCAAGAGCAGGCGCTGGCTCAACGATCCGGCCAGCATGCGGCAGATCGAACTGCTGCAACGGGCGGGCTTCGAGACCAGCGGCATGGATTTCGGACTGTCGAAATACGCCGCCAACTGCCATTTGAACTTCCGCTGGAACCGTGCCGCAATCCGCGCGGCGGTGCTCCGCGACATGGGCCGCGCCGCCGCATGAAACGCCCCAACCCCCTGCCACCCGACCTGCTATCCCCGGCCGAACGCCGGACGGAGCTCTGCCGCCTGCTGGCGGCCGGGCTGGTCAGGCTGCGAATGCGGGAGAACGGGCAACTCTCTGGGGAGAAGGGAGAATTTCCGCTACACAACTCACGCGACCAGAGCGGTAGTGCAGGTCCAACCGACCGGAGGACCGCATGAACACGCACGATCCCATCCTCGCGCGGCTCGCCGCGCTCAAGACCATGAAGACGCCGGAACTGAAGGCCCAGTGGCGCGAGCTGTTCGACAGCGCGCCGCCGCCCTTCAACCGCCGCTACCTGGAAAGCCGGCTGGCCTACCGCATCCAGGAGCTCGCCTATGGCGGGTTGAAACCCGAGACCATCCGGCAGCTCGAACGGCTCGGCGAAGAACTCGACGGCGGCGACCGCAAGAAGAGCCGCGTCCGCGCGGACACCATGCCAATCGCCGGCACGCGGCTGATACGCGAATGGCAGGGCGTCGAGCACGTCGTCACCGTGACCACGGACGGCTTCGAGTGGCAGGGGCGGCCGTACAAGTCGCTCTCGGCGATCGCGCGCGCCATCACCGGCACGCGCTGGAACGGCTGGGTGTTCTTCGGCCTGAAGAACCGGAGGGCGCGGACATGACCAAGCCCATCGTCCGGAAACAGCGTTGCGCGATCTACACGCGGAAGTCGTCCGAGGAAGGGCTGGAGCAGGAGTTCAACAGCCTCGACGCCCAGCGGGAGGCCTGCGAGGCATACATTGCCAGCCAGCGCTCCGAGGGCTGGGTGCTGGTGCGCGACCGCTATGACGATGGTGGCATCTCCGGCGGCACGCTGGACCGGCCCGGCCTGCAGCGGCTGATTGCCGACATCGAGGACGGGCTGGTGGACGTAGTCGTCGTCTACAAGATCGACCGGCTCTCGCGCTCGCTCGCCGACTTCGCCAAGCTGGTCGAGGTATTCGACCGAAACGGCGTGACCTTCGTGTCGGTGACGCAGTCCTTCAACACCACCACCTCCATGGGGCGGCTGATGCTGAACATCCTGCTCAGCTTCGCCCAGTTCGAGCGCGAGGTGACGGCCGAACGCATCCGCGACAAGGTCGCCGCCAGTCGGAAGAAGGGGATGTGGATGGGTGGGGTGCCGCCCTACGGCTACCGGGTCGAGAACCGCAAGCTGGTGGTGGATGACGAGCGCGCCGAGCATGTCCGCTGGATCTTTGCCCGCTTCCTCGAAATCGGCTCGGGGACGGAACTGGCGCGCGAGGTCGAAAAGCGCGGCATTCGCACGCCGCGCGGCAACCGGATCGACAAGAAGTACCTCTACCGGATGCTCAACAACCGCGCCTATATCGGCGAGGCGGTCCACAAGGGGCAGAGCTACCCGGGCGAGCACAAGGCGATCATCGACCGCGAGACGTGGGACCGGGTGCATGCAATCCTGCAGGAGAGCCCCCGCAAGAGGGCTGCCCGGACTCGCGCCGACACGCCCGCGTTGCTGAAGGGTCTGCTGTTCGGGCCAGACGGCGCTTCGTTTTCGCCAAGCCATACGCGCAAAGGAGATCGGCTTTACCGCTACTATGTCAGCCAGACCGTGCTGAAACACGGCGCCGGATCGTGTCCAATCGGCCGCGTGCCCGCGGGCGAGATCGAGGCCGCCGTCATCGACCGGCTCCGCGCGGTGTTCCGCCAGCCAGAGATCGTGGCGGGGACATGGAAGGCGGCGCGCGCCCATGCCGACGACATCACCGAGGCCGACGCCCGGACCGCCTTGCAACAGCTCGACCCGCTGTGGGACGAACTCTTCCCTGCCGAGCAGGCGCGCATTGTGGCGCTGCTGGTCGAGCGGATCGACATCGGCACCGAGGGGCTCGACATCCGGATGCGGGTGGATGGGTTGCGCGGTCTTGCGCATGAGATGATGGCCGGCGGCTTGGGAGAAGCCGCATGAAACCTGCCGCCACACCCGACACTATTATGCTGCACGTCCCGTTCCGTCTGGTCAAACGCGGCGGACGCAAGGAGGTGCACCTGCCCGACGGCGCGCCGGTGCCGCAGAGGACCGACAGCACCCTGATCAAGGCGCTCGCCCGCGCCTTCCGATGGAAACGGATGCTGGAATCGGGCGAGTTCGCCACCATCGCCGAACTGGCCGAGTGCGAAGGCATCGCACCCTCATACATGACCCGCGTCCTGCGGCTCACGCTGCTCGCGCCGGACATCGTCGAGGCGATCCTGGACGGGCGGCAGGGGCCAGAGGTGACGCTGGGGCGGTTGCTGGACGGGTTTCCGGCGGAGTGGGAGGCGCAGCAACCATCTTTTCACAAGGTCGAATAGCAGGCCTTTTGCAAACAGCTTCGCACGCGCCCATCCATAAACACCATCCTGC